TCCATGAAGAATATGGCTATCTTGCATACTGTGAAGCTGGTCTATTCGAAGCAGAATATCAAGGACGTAAAGTTAAACTAAACAAACCCATGCGTGGTGATGTTAAAAAGTTTAAGGTGTATGTAAAGAACCCAAAAGGCAATGTTGTAAAAGTTAACTTCGGTGATCCCAATATGAGGATTAAAAAATCAAACCCTGCAAGACGCAGAAGTTTTAGAGCAAGACACAACTGTGATAATCCAGGACCAAAGCATAAAGCACGTTATTGGTCATGTAGAAAGTGGTAGTATGAAACTACAAGAACTAAAAATTGAAAAGCCAGGTAGTAGAGATTGAAGAACATGAAAATTAATCAAATAAATGAATTTATCTTAACCGAATGGTGGGATTTATGGTCGCAAGCAACTCAGCAGAATCCTGAGATAGGTCAATTTATGGGACAGTTTGGCTACAATGCTAATAGCAAAAGTGATGTAAAAGCATTTGTTAAGCAAAATCCAGGTTGGGTAAAGGCAATGGGTAAGGCGTATGGAGCCTATGCTAACATTGGTAAAATTGGTGCTAAAATGTATGGAGCGGCAAATAAAATCCCACAGGACAGAATTAATAAAGGTCTCGAAATACGAGATAAAGTAAAAGACAGATATCCAGGTGCATTTGATCAATTTAAAAAGGGTGATGCAATGGGAGCTCTTAAAACTATAGGAGTTACAGATTCAGTTGCAAAACATGTACACAGTATAATGGTAGAAGCCGCCAAAGAAATTACACTAGAATATCTCAACGAACTTAAAATTGAAAAACCTGACAGTGTAGATACCAAAGGTGTTAAACGTGCAGAAATGCCACAAGTAGCTACAAAAGACTATCCTGAGTTTATTGAATACCTCAAAGACAATGGTGCAGAGTTTACAAAACAAACTATGCCTGCAAAGTCACTTAAAGCAACACAAGGTGAATTCAGCAATGCTGGTGTTGAAAGACAGCTAGCTAAGATGCAAGCGGGCAAACCTAAGAAGCCAATTATTGCTAGTGAAGACAATTACATAATTGACGGACATCATAGATGGTTAGTAGCATGGAACACAAGAGATGCTGTTGAAGTATTCAAAGTAAACATGGATGCTGATGAACTATTAAAACTAGTAAAAGCATTTCCTAAAACAACTTACAAAGACATCTATACAGAAGAACTTTATGACTTTGATAAAGAAACACCAATGAAAAGCACAGTAGCAGTGCCAGGTTACGGCACAATGAGTATTGAAGGATTGATGAAAAATTTAATACAAAGTGCTATGGAATTAGTAGATCGTATGAAGCAAGGTACAGACGGAATGCGTTTTGCCGACTATCAGTTAAACAACAATAAAGTATTTTTAACAAAACTTTCTGCACTAATTGATGCACTCGATGGACTACAAGCAATACGCAAACAAGGTGGTGCTCGAAGTAGAAACATACAAAAAGAACAAGAAGAAGAACAACAAGAATTACCTATTGACACAAATGGAATATTCAGTTATATACAACAATTAGAGAGTAGGCAAAACATTCAACCCCAAGATGCTGACTTGATGAGAAGAGGTGTACAAAGTTTAACTGCTAATAGACAAACCCTTAACCCGCAGGCGATCCTGCAACTATTAACAATGCTGACGTAGGAAAGACCATGAGATTATACGAATTAGAAAAAGGCTACAAAATGGTAAAAGGTGCTCCAGAGTATCAGCCAGATGGAGACAAGGTTAGTCCTTTTTATCAAAAACAATTAGGTTCTGGATGGGATAAAAAATCATTAGACAAAGATGCTGATGAGATTATTCCTGGTACTAGTGCCGCTTTTGACAAAGCTAGAACAAATAAAGATGCATCATATAATGCATCAATGACAACTGACTTTAGTGGCGGCGGTTATACACAAACAACTAGAACTGACAAAGGTAGCAAAGTAACAAGATTTCCTAGTGTTAATGCTAAAATTACAACAACTACAACAAAACCCAAAGGCAGTACTAAGCTGAATACAACTAATACATTCAGAGGAAACTTATAATGAGATTACATGAATTAACAGAAGCACCAAGAATGCCAAGGAATGTTAGAAATAACAATCCAGGAAACATCAAAATAAGTGGAGATGACTGGCAAGGTGCAAGCGGCGATGATGGGAAATTTGTAAAGTTTGATTCACCTGAAATGGGTGCAAGAGCAATGGCAAAAATTCTAAACAACTATCAAAAGAAGTACGGATTAAAAACAATAAAAGATATTGTTGCTAGATGGGCACCAGCGGGTGATAATAATGATCCAGATGCTTATGCTAACTATGTTTCTAAAAATATTGGAGTTGATTCTAATGCTGAAGTTGACTTTGCTAAAAATCCAGAACTACAAGCAAAAGTAATGAAGCAAATGATCGACTTTGAAGGTGGTAAAGGATCAGGATATTTTACACCAGATGTTATACGTTCGGGTATAACACTTGCATCAGGTAAACCAATGGACAAGCCTGCTACTGTACAACCAGCAGTGTATACTCCACCTAGCACAGGAGTTGATACAGCTATGTTACCAGGACCTGGTACAAGTAGATATAATATAAGACGTGGAACAACAGGACAAAGTGTACGAGATTTACAAGCAAGGCTAATAGGACTTGGATATAATTTAGGTAAAGCCGGCGCTGATGGAGATTTTGGTCCAGCTACAAGACGAGCAGTACAAAAATTTCAAAAAGATTATGGATTGTCAGTAGACGGCGTAGCAGGTGATCAAACTGTTACTGCATTGAATAAAATTTCACCGATAAGTAGTGCATAATGAAAATAAGTGACTTGACAGAAGATGGAAGAATTGTTAAAGGTGTAAACACTACACCTGATGTTCAGCCAGGTGAAACAGAACGTCAAGCTAAAAAATTATTTCCTATGAACAAAAATGGCAAACCACAGTCGTTAGGTGTGCCAGGTGCTAGTCCTAATGTTGCATTTAACTTGGGATTAACTGAAGACGAATTAACAACTGTACAACGTGCAGAAATGTTTGCACAACAGGCTCATAAAGATCATCAACGCAAGTACACAGGTGATCCATACTATGTGCATTTAGATGAAGTAAGACGTATTGTAAAAGGCGCAGGCGGCAGTGAAGATATGCAAGCCGCGGCATTATTACACGACACAGTAGAAGATACAAGTGTTACTTCAGCTGATGTAATGAAAGAATTTGGTCCTCGTATTGCTAAACTGGTTGTAGAACTTACTGATGTAAGTAAACCAGAAGATGGCAACAGGGCAGTAAGAAAAGGTATTGATAGAGATAAGCTAGCAGGTGTTAGTGCTGAAGCACAGACAATAAAGTATGCTGACTTGATAAGCAATGGCAAAGATATTATGCAAAATGATCCTAAGTTTGCCAAAGTATACATGAAAGAAAAAGCAGACCTGTTACGAGTAATGACAAAAGGTGATAGTAATTTAAGATCCGCCGCTTTGGCAATGTTGCCAGACGAACTTAAAGAAAATATGAGTGTCACTGGCACAGAACGTCGACGCCTAGAAAAGAAGAAAGGCTTAGAAATCGGATCTCCGGAATGGTTTAAACATTGGTTTGACTTGCCTTATCTTAGAGAAGCAGAAGTTAATACAACCAATCCTAACACAGGTGTACAAACTACTGTGAACAAAAAAGCAAATAGAATAACTACACGAAGTGATGCAGGTACAGTTGTAAAAGATCGTAGTGGTGGTATAAGAAGTGTTAGTACTCCTAGAGTAGGTGGCTTTCAAGCAACACAAACATTTAGACCTGATAGCACACCAGGGTATGGACAAGCAAATTACAAGTCAGGTGGCACTACACTAGATGTAAAAGGTAGTCCGGAGACTGGATACACAAACACAGCAAAAACAAGTATAGGCGGTTTTAGTACTCAGGCAAAACAACGATACGACGGTTCTAAACAAGTCAAAGTGGACTATACTTTAGGACAAGGTAAAAAAGCTAGTGTAACACAAAACATACCTAAACAACAATTGAATATGAGTGAAGGTATACAAAAAGTTGATGTAGAACAACTAGAAAAATTTGCAGATAGACTGTTTGGCAAAGTTGGTATTGACGTAGAATTTACTAGACATTTTATGGATAGAGTAAATGATGTGCGTAATAAGAAACCAATTACAATGAGTGAGCTGACAAGATTATTTAAACAAGAATACAAGCGGTGGGGTAAACCTATTGCACAGATGGGTCCTAACAGTCAAGCCGTAATGAAAGATTTGCAAACAAATATAAACTTGCCATTTGTATTACAATGGGACGACAAGAACAATGAGTTGGATTTGATCGCTAAAACTGTTATGAGAAAACAGGATTTTAAAACACCCAACAAAGAATTTCCTGTAGAAAATGCACCCGGTAGTTTAGCACAAAAAATCAATTGGGGTAGCCAAAACAAACCTATTAAGAAAAATACAAGTTCAAGTAATGGTAACAACAATCAACAACTAGCTTGGTGGCAAAAAATTAAACAAAAAGTTATGGGCGAAGACGTAGAAAAACTTGAACTAAAAAAAAAGTTTGAAATAACCGACGAACTTAACAAGCTATCAAATATCTTTAACAGAGGCGGACATGAGATACGAATTGTTGGCGGAGCAGTAAGAGATCTTGCTTTAAATAAAACACCCAAAGATATAGACCTAGCAACAGATGCAACACCACAAGAAATGCAAAAGATGTTTGACAGTGCAGGTGTGCGTCATATACCCACGGGTATAGAACATGGAACTATTACCGCAGTAATAAATGGCGAAGAGTTTGAAGTTACAACACTAAGAGCAGATGTTGAAACAGATGGTAGACGTGCAGAAGTAGAGTTTGTGCGTAGTTGGGAAGAAGATGCTAAACGTAGAGACCTAACATATAATGCTATGAGCATGGACTTTGTAGGTAACTTGTATGACTATCACGGCGGCATGGATGACCTACAAGACAAAGTAACTAGGTTTGTTGGTGACCCAGAAGAGCGTATCAAAGAAGATTACTTGCGTACATTGCGTTACTTTAGATTTCAAGGTAGATTAGATACACCTACATTTGACAGAGAAACAATGCAAGCCATAGCTAATAATACTGATGGACTAAAACAACTCAGTGTTGAACGTGTATGGATGGAAATGGGTAAAATACTCAGCGGTTCAAACATACAGCAAATACTAGGCGCAATGCAAAAAACTGGTGTGCTTGATGCAATTGGTTTAGATGTTAAACCATCGCAAGATATAATGGACGGTGGAGATCCAATTATTAACCTAGCAAGAATAACTGATGATGAATCAGTTGGTGTACGTTGGAAAATGAGCAACGAAGAAAAAAGCAAGCTGGGTTTTCTTATAAGTCAAAAAGGTCAAACACACGATAAAAAGTGGTACACTGATCAGATGGCAGATGGATTTGATAGAACACAACTAGATGCACTTGCTAGATACAACAACCAAGATGATATGATACAATATATAAAATCTTTCAAAGCACCAGAGTTTCCTGTAGATGGCAATGATCTAATAAAGATGGGACATGAACGTGGTCCTGCTATAGGCAAAACACTTATGGCACTACGCAATCAATGGAAAGCTGGTAACTTTAGTGCAAGCAAAGACGAACTATTGAAAACTATGAATGAAAAATTACAAGAAGATACATCAATACCAAAATATCTGTACAAATGGGTTGACATGCCTCAATTTCAAAAGTATATTGATGCAAAAAAATTACCCTTAAAGAGAGGATATGCACATTACATAGAGTCTATAGATGATTTTGTAAAAGGCAATAGTTTTACTGACGAACAACATATTAGCAGTTGGGAAGGTAACACACTTATACGAATTGACTCAAGTACAATTAACAATAAAATATATCCAATAGCTGGAAACAGAACATATCTACAAACAATGCATATGAAAAACCCTAGTGTTTATGATGATGCATACCTATATGAACCAGAAGAAATTGATGAATATTGGATTGCTGGCCCTGTTGATTTAAGTAGTGTGGAAATTGTTAAAGGGATAAACGAAGAAGGACCTTTTGGTGTTATTGCTCGTAAAGCTAGTCATGTAATAAACAAATCACAGTATATGAAAGCGGCAGAATTTTTGCATAAAATACTTCAAAGAAAGTATAAAGAAACTGGTGGCAAACTAAGACATACACTTGGTTACTATGCACAGATGATTGCTAATCAAACTGGAAACAAAATAAATTGGCGTGAACTACAAGCAGAATATTTAGATACATATGGTAATACAATGTTTGAGAAGATCAATAAAGATACTCCAATGGGAGATGTCATTGACGACTTTTACAAAAGTGATGCGCCACAGTTCAAAGGCAAAAACAAAGAGAAACGCAGACAAATGGCTATTGCCGCCAAACTAGCAATGATGGATGAAAACTTTGCAGACGGAAAGAAGCCAGGACGCAAAGGACTTAGCAAACGTGTAGGTATTCCCAAAAACGCAACAATAGCACAGCTAGAAAAAATTGCCAAAAATTCAACAGGTGAAAAGAGACGCATGGCGCAGTGGCAACTTAACATGCGACGAGGTAAAAATAAGAATAAATGAATAATGATATGAGGCTTCACGAAGACCTTGACAGATTCTCTGAAAACAACAAAATCTGTGTATATCCTTGGAGCCATATAAACATCAATCCACAAGGTGATGTATGGCCTTGCTGTCATCAAAGGAGAACACCTAATGTTTTAGGCAACGTCAAACATCAAGACGTTGATGAAATCTTCAATGGAGAAAAGATTCGAAAACTTAGACTGGATATGTTGAATGGTGTTTTGCCAGAAGATACATGCGGTAAATGCATAGCATTTGAAAAATTAAATTTGCACAGTCCTAGACATTTTGCAAACAATCAAGCATGGGCGAAAGAAGTCTTAGATAATATTCCAAACACAAAAGCTGATGGCACTATATATGATTACAAAATCAAGTATTGGGATCTACGGTGGAGTAATATCTGTAATATGAATTGTGTTATGTGTGATCCGGAATGGAGCAGTTTATGGACACAAGATATTAAAAACAAGCTATCATATTTCACAGAACAAACTATTAAAAAAGATGCAATGTTAAGTATTTGGAAAAATAGAATTGAAGAAGTTCCAGGTAAAATAAGAACTGTGCCACACAAAGAATTTGTAGACAAACATATCGAGGATGTTGAACACATTTACTTTGCTGGAGGTGAACCTCTAATCATGGACGAGCATTGGTATATACTTAAAAAGTTAGTAGAAAATAAAAGGTTCGATGTTAAAATTAAGTATAACACTAACATGCTTAAGATTGACTACAAAGGCGAAACAGCAATAGACTATTGGAAACAATTTCCATTTGAAAAAGTAAGTATTGAAGGCAGTATAGATGAAACTGGACTTCGTGCAGAATGGATAAGAGCTGGTACAATTTGGAGTAAAGTAGAAAATAACATACAGCAAGTAATAGAAGCAGGTTTAAACTTTAGTTGTAATACTAGTATAGGAGGTTACAATGTTATAAGATTACCTGAGTTGATCGAAGAATTGTATCAAATGACTGAGACTAAGGTTAATCTTAATCTTGTGCAAAATGAATGGTGTTGTATACAAATTATACCAGACAAGATTAAACAAGACATTATATGCAGAACACGGAAGTGGTATGATGCAACTGATTTAACAAAAAATGGATTACACCCTAAAGTAAAAAAAATGAAAATGTTGATAAAAGAGCTGGAGAGACCTCATAACCCCATAGCTCTTGAAAGTTTCTTTAAACGTGCGTCTTTCATTGACTTAAATAAAAGTACCACTTTATTTGATCACATACCGTTTTTTGCAGAACTAAATGAATCAATTGGTTACAAATATGAAAGATTTAGAGATGAATTCATTGAAAAAAGCATTAGTAAGAGGAACAGTAGTACTAGTTCCAACTTACATAGTTGCTTATCTAACTGATAAAATGGTATATGTTGTACCTATGTTAGCCGCAATGGGATTCGTTGCCGCCAGTTTATTTGAAGATGATACTCGCAAACGTGTTGACACTGATACAACTAACAAAGATTACAAAGAATACGACGGAGAAGGTGAATGAAAATTGCAGTTCTGATGAGTGGTCAGGCAAGACATCTTGAACAAGGTGCCGCATGGTGGCGTCAACGTTTGTTCCCAGATTGGCACAATAGGATACATGTAGATTATTATTTTCATTTGTGGGACGACGGAACAGACAACTTAGATGATAGAGTAAAAGAACTATATGATGCTAAAGTTGTAGATGTAAGCAACTATGACGAAGTTGTTACCGATCATATTGAAAAAGTAAAACAAGGTAATGAAAATGCAGGAGATTGGTGGCTTGCTCCTGACTATGTACAACACACAGTATGTTATAAAACAGAAAATCTCAGCCAATACACTTATAATTTTCCAGGAATGTATCTAGCAAGTGCTAAAGTGGCAGAAACATTTGAACCATATCATGAACAGTACGATATTGCATTTAAAACAAGAACTGACTGCATACTTAATCCAATGCCAGAACACCATTGGCAAAATTTACTAAGAAACATGTTGAGACAAACAGCATTCAATGATAATATCTTTACTCCTTGGTTGCGTATACGAAATGGTTTACCATTCTTTGGAGATTTAGCTTTTGTTGGTCGTAGTAAACTAATACAAAATTTTATTCGCAACATGGATCAACACTTGGTAAAATTAGCAACACATGACAAACACTTGTTGAGCGACTATATGGTCGATCCTGAGATACCTTTCCCTCATTGGTTATGGAGTAGACTAAGCATGTACAGTAGAACTGATTGGCTTGCAATTAGTGTTGTATGGCCCGTTCCATTTGGAGCTTGTCTATTGCGTAGTGATGAGTTTGTATTGGATAAAAATTATCAATACTTAGAAGAAGCATATAAGAAACACGAAGTAGAAAAACACGATTATATTGCTCATACTGTAGGTGATACTAAACCTTAAACCAGCATAAATAACTATATGAAAGTCTGGGAAGTCATACAGGAAGATACTACTAGTGGTGGAATAGCTACTAGTATGGGCAGTGGCAACGGTTTTGTAGACGGTGGCCCTGGCACTATCCAACGTAGGAAGAAAAAGAAAACAGAGGATAGTAATGCTCCTGTTGCCTCAGACAAAAATAAAATGATACGGAGAAACCCATGAGATTGGAAAAAATATCAACTGAAAAAACTGTAGCTAAACCTAAGCTAGTAAAAGAAGGTTCTCAGTATAAAGTTTTGGACGTAAACGGTGTAGAACGCAAAGTATTCGAAGACATTGATCTCGCAAAACTTTGGATGAATAAGCACAAACCAGAACTTAAAGAAGGTAAAGAGCCTGTGTTATATACCAGTGAATTGTTTGAAGGTGTACTTGATTCAACTGACGAAGATGGTTGGATGGCAAAAAGTCAACTATACAAACTCAGCAAGTACAGTGTACAGCTACATGGTATGATTAACGATACTGATAACTTAGAGCCTTGGGTACAGGCAAAGATTACAAAAGCATGTGATTACATTGGCGCAGTTAAACACTATATGGAATACTTAGAGATTAATGGTTATCCTGAAGTACCACCAGTAGTAGTTGACGACATGCCAGAAGAGATGTAAAATGCGTCTTAATGAGTTGTTTGAAAATAAACCTATTATAGTCGAAGCACCGGACGACGGTAACAAACCTGTACCTCCTAAAACTGTTACACTAAGTCTAGCTGACATCTATAAAATGACTAACAGAACACCACCTGCAAAAGAAGGACCTAATGGACAGTTAATCTATCCAGAAGGATTTCACGACAAAAAGACCTATACAGTCGGAGGCGATAATGGAGTAGATCCAAAAATTGCAATGGCAGTTAAGGAATACCAGGACGGTGGTGAAATCAAAGGTGTAATTATGAGGGATAATGAACTTAGACCTTATGATGAAAACAATACTTTAGTAGACTTGGGTTGGGCATTTGCGGCTGGTACAGCAGAACTAGCATCCAGTTGGATGAAAGGTGGTTCATATGTTATCGACGATGCAATAAACAACTTAACTATGGCAGGACAATTAGCAAAAGCCAAAGGCGAAAAGCTAAGTGATTTAAGCAAATCAACTCTTAGTGGTTACAATGATCCAGAAATGGATGACCAAGGCGAATACAAAAACAAAGGCGATAAGTTTTTTATGGATCGCTTTCAAGAATACTTAGAAAACAAAACAGATCAGTCATTTAGAGACAATGTAGATTTAACCACAGGCGCAGTAACAGACTTTAACTCTGCCGTTGGATTGTTTATGGGTGCAACAGGATTTAATTTAGAAGGCGCGGCTGGTGTTATTATTGGTGAATTGCCTAGTGAGATTGTAGATGTGATTACGATTACAACAACAGGTCCACTAGCAGGGATGGCTATTTCTACAAAACTCAATGCACTAGAAGCTGGAGGCGCGGTAGCACAAAGTATTACTGACAGAGTTAACAAAGCATTCAATGACGGAAAATTACAACAAACAGGTCATTTTGATATTTACAAAGAAGCCGCTTTACAACAACTACAAGAAGATGGGGAAGATAGAACTCCTGCTGAGGCAGAAGCAGAAGCAGAAGATATGGCAAGAAAGTTTGCTATTGATGCTAGTATTAGAAATGCATTTTATAAAGTAGCCGTAACTGGCGGTGTACTTGACACAATACAAAACAAAGTATTGTACGGAAAAGTTATCAAACCAAAGTTTATGAAAAACGCTATTATGAAAGCAAAAATTGGAACACTCACCGAAGGTGCTAGTGAGGCGGCAGAACAATGGTTTGAAAATGGAGGTATTATTGACGGGGCTGGTAATATTACAACAAAAACAGAAGGTGTTGTTAATGCCGCATACAACGGTATGCTTGCGGCACAGTCAGGTAACATAACAGCGGCAACTGTTGGAGGTGCTCAGAGAATTAGAGCAGGTGCGGCTAGACTAAGACAATTCGTAATGGGCGGAAGCAAAGATCCTAAAGCACTAGTAGACTTGATGACAATCAATCCTAACGAATTGATGCAGTTGATTACAAAAGTAGACGAGAATGGTGTAAGAAGATTTGCTATTAGTGACTTGGTAAAAGCTAGATCCATAGGCAGTGCTGATATTGAAGAAGCAAAAAAGAACGGTGCTAGAGTAAACAGAAGAGGTCAATACACTATTACCAAAGACGGCAAAACAGTTAAAATTACAGTAAAAGAAGCACAGCAGAATGACAAAGACATTGAGCTTATTTCAATATTAGATGATAATGAACTTGACCCAGATGAAGGCATTGTTGTTGTAAACGTAGGTGACAAAAATGAAGTAAGACGTATAGCGGCACTATTAGGTATTGATAGCAAAGGTAGTATCAATAGTGTACTTAAAAGAATTGAAGATGTAAGAAAAATTGATGTAAGAGTAAAAGGACGTAGTACGCTAGAAGCTCCTATCTTTAGTGATTTAGATGAACAACAAAAATTACAATATTGGAAAGAAGGCAAAGTAACATTTACTGGTGACAAAGAAAGAGGAAATCAGACTTGGACTAGAAACCAGATACTGTTTAATAGTAGAAGAAATAATGATACTATACCAGAAGACCTAGAAAACTTACAAGACAATACATTTTCTCGTCCAGATTTAAACAGTGAAGAATATGCTGATATAAAATTTGAAATCAACGGTGCTCAACAACAAATTGATATTGCAAACAAAGCCGCTGAACGTAACCTTGCACAACAACAACGTGCTTGGGATAGTAGGAACCCAGATGCAGATCCAAACAACCCTGATAATCCAAGGCCCACAAGAGAAAACTTAGAAGCTAGAGGAGAATATTATCAAAACGCTCAAGCATTACAAATAACAAATGCTGAATCAAAAATTAAAAATCTTAGAAAGAGTTTCGATAATGATGTTAAAGCATGGGACGCTGAATACGGAGAAACACATTTACAAGATGGTAGTATCAAAAAAGGCAGAGAATATTTTGACGAGAAGTTTAAAGCTGACCAAGCGGCGAGAGAAGTTGAAAAAGAAAAACTAGAGCAAGTTAAAAAAGACAATGCTGATGTTGATGGCATTGAAGTGATGACTGAGGCACCTACTTCTCCAGAACTTAATCCTGCTAATGAAGAGAATCACAGTTTAAGTAGAGCACATATTGTTGCAAGCACAAAGCTAGAAATTTCTACAAGAGATATGGATCCTATAGCAGTTAAAGCAATGCTCAAGTCATTAGAGAAAGCATATCCGGGTATAAGCAATGATATTATTAGTCAAGAAGATTTAGCAAAGTATGAACAACGTCCAGCAGAAGTAAAAGAAAAACTCAATGACGAAGCAAAACAAAACCCACCACAGTCACTACCTCAACCACAAATGGACCGACCACCAACAGGCGTACAAGTTGAATTAGATGGAAAAATCTATGCTTGGCAAGGTGTCCCTAACGGTGTTGGCGGTATGTGGGCAGAAGTAAAAGAAGATGGAACTAGAGGCACAACTAACCACCAAAATCATAAAGCACTTATGAAAAAGTGGAAAGACTCTACTATAGATACAACAAAGCCTGTAAAACCTACATCACCTGAAGTAGATGAGTTTGATGCAGACGACGAAGCATTGCGTACAGCTACAAAAGAAAAACAAAAACAAGCAAATACCAATAACGTAACAAATATTGCTAACAACGGAGAACCAGTGGATCAAGAAGGTGGAGTTGCACAAGGTGTTAGTGATATAGATGATACTGATACTGAAAATACACCACCAGCTGAACCTAAGTTTTTCGATCCTAGTAAAGCTAAACCTGATGATCAACAGTATAAAGATGTTACAGTACCTCAATCAGTACAAGATCAATATAAAGAAGTTCTTGCTACTAAAAATGCAATTAAAATTGATAGATTCTTAAAAGGATTACCGGCTAATCAAGCAGGTAGTTTGAGAATGAATCCACCAATTACACCGTCCAGTAGACCAGATGCATTAGACTTGCCTAGTACAAGTGCTCCAGATCCAGTAACTGGTAGTGGCAGAGGCGATGGGCAAGCTGAACTAGACGCTAGACGAAAGCGAGTACTAGACAAAGCAAAAGCAGATGCCGAAGCACAAGCAAAAGCAGATGCTGAAGCAGATGCTAATAATATAGACCTTGATACAGGTTCACCTGCACCACCAGATGTTAGTACTACAGTTACACAGCCAGAAATACCACAGGGCAATGACGAACTAGATATTGATGTTGAGCCTACGCAAGATCCTAAAGTCAAAACTAAAAAACCAGACGAACTACAACAACCAGATAAAAAAGATAAATCACCTAAGCCAGATGAATTAGCACCGGAGATACCTAAGGTTACTGTTACTACAACTGCTCCTGTACAGCCGGAACAACCGGGTAGTATGGATTCTCCAGAGCTTGATATAGGTGTAGATGAACCAGTTACAATAAAGGAACCATCTAAACTAGAAGTACCTGTTACAGATCCTGAAGCAGGTGGTCCTGTAAACTTTATTGATCCTAAAACACTAAGTCCGAGTCAGAAAAAAGAGCTAGACGATATTGCTAAACGTAATCAAGCAGACCAGGAAAAAGCCGCAGGCACTGATGCAGAAACTAGAGCACAACAAGCAAAAGATAAACTAAAACAAAATCAGGATAAACTGGACAAAGTAGCAAATCAAGATAACGAAACTGATACAGAAATCCCGTCAGGAATTACTTCACCGAGTCAAACAACTAATATGACAGGACAACAAAACAATCCTAACGATACTAGTACTGACACTAGTACTGATACCGCACAGCAAGTTGATCCTAGTACAACTAATCAAAGTCAAGCTGATATTGCAATGGGATTAACAGGTCCTGTAGCAACCAAAACGTTTAAAGCTAAAAAAGGTAAAACTAGACAAACAGATACGCAACAAGATAAAAATCCTAGGCCAAAAGGTGGATTAGGTAGCAAAGATGATAGTACAGATTTTAAAGATATGCTTAGATTTAATCCTGCCAAATACAAAGATCCGCTGGACTTAGAAAAGTACAAAGGCGGCATGCAGAAACAAATGGGCTTTACAGGAGGAGCAGGACAATGAGATTACACGAATTAAATTTAGATAAGATTGACCCAGGACTATCCAAAGCTATGCAAAAAAAGGTTGGCGGATCAAATACTCCTCCACCAGGACATCCTGAACACAACAAAAAAGCGAAGACGAAAGCGAAACAGCAACAGCAACCTCAAGCCCAACCAGGAGCTGGCACAGGACCTGATATGCAAATGCCTCAAAGTCAAATAAAAGTAACGCCAATTACAATGAAGGATTATCGAGGCGGCATGGCACGATCAATGAGTGGTGTATAAATATTACAAACGGACAAATTAGGAAGAGAGTTATGGAACAAAAGAAAAAAGTAAACGAAGTTGACAAAGGATCTATAGATGCCGCTGTTCAACAAGCATTGGATTCGGATATACCTGTACCTAAAACTAGACCTACTAAAGTTCCACGTCCTAAACCAAGACCTACTATTAATATTGGTAGCGACCCTAAAACCGGAGCTACTAGAGGTATTGATCCTAGAGATAATTATAGCCCAGAAGACCTTAAACGTTTGCTTATGCAAAGTGCAATGGAAAGAATGGAAACAGAAGGCAAGAGCTTGGAAGATAAGATTTATGCTGACATTAAAGCAGGCATGAGTAAAGATGCAATTATCAGCAAGTATGCTGACAAAGATAATGATCCACTACTAATTGATGTGATGTATTCACGCATTAAGTTTAGAATGAATGAAGGCAAGAGTCTATCGACATTACGCAATAGATCAAGTTTTGATGCACAGAATAGATTAAAAGATAAAAACAAATTACCTACACCAAAAGTCGTAAAGCCAGCACAAATGGACTTATTCGATGATGAAGGTTCAATGAGCGATCTTCATGCACGAATAATGAGCTCAGATGATCCGCATGATGCAATTTACAAAATGTTGACACAAGATGGTCCAGAAGAAAAGTACATTCAAGATATGTACAATGATACATCAGCTGAATACGGACTGCATCCAGATGATGACTTTGAAGATATCATTGATAGAATGGTCGACGAAATGGAAGGTGATATGCCGTTTGAAGGTTACTATGTGATGCCTGATATTGACAAAGAACGTTATACACCAATGCAAGGATTAGAAGGTCCATTCCAAACAAGAGTTGGAAAACCCATATACTATGATCCAAAAGAAGGTGCTTACTATGACAGAGACACAGACATGTATCTCACATATGCAGAATTCAAAGCATTAGACGACCCAAAACCTGACACAGGTAGAATGAAAGAAGATTTTACATTACGACCACTACAACAAACAAAACGAGCTCCAATGTCTAATACACAAAACTTTAGAAAAAATTTCGCTAAACGCTATCAAAGTTTATATCCTTCGTCTAATCTTAGTACTACTAGAGAAGGAAAAAGCCCACACAAAAAAGGTACAGAGAAATACAAAAAACACATGGCGGCAATGCATGCCAACAGTGTAGACCTAAATACAATGCGTGATGCACTAAAACTAGATGAAAGTGCAAATGCTAACACAGTAGTTGCAGAATATACAAGAGCAACACTAGATCGTTCATATAAAAATTGGAAGCAAGTTAATGAGCAAATTGCATTTATTAAAAGTTTTGTAAAAGAAGATGTTGATGTAAATGCAGTTGCTACAATGCTTCGTAAGATGCATGAACGTGAAAATTTAGATCACAACATACTAGTAAAAGAAAACATAGACAAGCTAAGAGATATTGTTAAAGATAAAAGTGCAATGTCAGTGAAATTTGCAGATGGATCAATGAAAGTTGATATGACCACAGCTAGTATTTTCTTACAAGTTTTTGATAAAGTAAAAGAAGAAACACAAGCAAAGATTGTAGATAGAATTCAAACAAAAGCAGGCTTTTTAAGTGTGTTAGATAAAATGTATAGTATGATTGGTTAAGCTATGAAACTAAATGAAGTATACGAAGAACTAACCGAAGAACAATTTGATGAAAAAGCAGGCAAAAAAGATGCTTGCTATCACAAAGTAAAATCACGTTATAAAGTATGGCCCAGTGCATATGCAAGTGGAGCACTAGTTCAGTGTCGTAAGAAAGGCGCTAAGAACTGGGGCAACAGCAAGAAGAAGTAACATGCTGATAGAAGAAATCTTAACAGAAAAATGTTGGAAAGGTTACGAGAAGAAGGGCATGAAAACTATGTTCGGAAAACGTGTGCCTAACTGTGTTAAGCGAGAAGATGTTGGTGGTAAGTACAGTGCATGGGATCATGAAGAGCCAGCAGAATACAGTAAACATTTAGAAAAAACATTTGGTGCTCCTGACGAAATGACAGATGAGCAAACTGTATGGCACAATAAAGACGGATTCAAGCGTATTGTGTGCAGAGATGAATACATACTACATGGATCACCAGCACCACACTATGACTTTGTATACTGTTATGTTGATATAGAAGTTCCAGAAGATCTAAGTGACGAACTTGCTAATTGTAGTGGCAGTATACTAATTGACCATCTTAAAAATGAAGTAGGCGCACGTTGTGGTAGCCTTACTGCAAATGCAACTACACTAAACTTTGTATTAGATGTTGTAGCAGGCAGAGCTGAACCAACTAAAGAAGAATACGAAAAACGCATACTTGGTATGAAAGACATGTTCGAGCGTGGTATGAAATATTCATTGGACTGGTGGGCAGATGAGTCTGGTGATGCAGATCCTGAGAATCCTTTTTATGCAGAAGGACATTCGATTGTATGCGGACATGTAGTTAATGAAGATCTTAAAGCCTGGTTTGGCAAAGGTAAAAAAGGCGGTGCTGGCGGAGGCGGCTGGGATCGTTACAATTCAAAAGGCGAACGTATAGGTAAATGCGGAGACAGTAAAAAAGGCGAAGGAAAGCCTAAATGTCTAAGTAAAAGTAGAGCCGCAAGTCTAAGAGCCAAAGGCGGCAAAAAAGCTATTGCAAAAGCAGTAAACAAAAAACGTAGAGAAGACCCCAACAAAAATCGCAAAGGGAAAGCCAAAAACGTTTCTAATACAACAAGGAAATCGTAATGGAATGTAAATGTGAAAAATGTGGGTGTAACTGTCACTGTAATAAACAGTGTGAAAGTTGTGCTAATGATGTTTGTACGGGGTGTGAGTGTAAACACTGTAAATGAATCAAGTAATCGATGATTATCATGCTTGGGAAGCATATCCACACTACCGATGGATTTTTAATAAATTAGAAGTAAGTTTGCGTTTAGGTTATCATGCAGGTCCTGCAGGCATACCAGTTAAGCACACTGGTTGGTATATAGTCAGACCAGTATATAATCCATATGGCATGGGTATAGGCGCACACAAAAAATGGCTAGATGTTAACTGGAAAGATGATATATCTAATCACCATCATATACCACCTGGATACTTTTGGTGTGAATGGCTTGAAGGTGAACATTATAGCGTAGACTATAAGCGTGGTAAAAATTGGAAAGGTAAAAACGACTGGATACCTATAAACGCTTGTCAAGGATTTCACAAAAGCGAAGATAACTTGACTAAGTTCGATCGTTGGCTTATGATTGATCCACCAGATATTGCTTTACCCAGTTGGGTACATGATATTGATGTCAAAGAACTAAACATAGAGTTTAAAGGCGATAAGATTACTGAGATCCACTTGAGAAGTGGCAACGATATATGTCTTGTAAGCAATGTAGGTGATGAAATTTATCCGGTATGGCAGGGCGATGATTATGCGGATATGCAACACTTAGAGTTCATTTCTAATCTAAGTACACAAGAAGAAGACTATACAGCCGCTGGAAATCTTAGAGATATACGTCTAGGATACTATAGAAAAATAAATACACAGTAAACAAAAGGAACTCCACATGAGTAAGTTTGAATTTAACTTTACCGAAGACCAAGTTATAGAACTTCTACACGGTAATAACGAAGCTAATCAATGGTACGAAGCAATGGAAGAAATACTTCCTTACTATGAGATTAACACGGTAAACAGAGTAGCAGGCTTTTTGGCACAGTGTTGCCACGAAAGTGCTAACTTCAGAATTATTGAAGAAAACCTAAACTACAGTAGCAAAGCATTAGATGCAGTATTTGGCAAGTATTTTGTAAGGGCTGGCAGAGACAGCAAACCTTATCATAGACAGCCAGAAAAAATTGCAAATATTGTTTATGCTAATAGAATGGAAAATGGTGATACAGATAGCGGCGACGGTTGGCGCTTCAGAGGTCGAGGTATTATTCAATTGACGGGTAGATACAACTACACTCAATTTGGTAAAACACTTGGCTATACAGCTGAACAAGCTATCAAGTATATTAAGACCAAACCAGGTGCTTTAGAAAGTGCTTGTTGGTATTGGAAAACAAACAAGATTAACAAGTATTGTGATGCACAAGATATCATCACAATGACAAAGCGTATTAACGGTGGAACTATTGGATTAGAAGACCGTAAAAAGCATTATGCCCACGCACTCGAAGTGCTAGGTGGTACATGGGAACCTCCAAAAGTAGTACACAGTACAGTACGCAAAGGAAGCAAAGGTGAAACTGTTAAAGCAGTTCAAAAAGCCTTGGGCATAGGAGCAGACGGTGACTTTGGTCCAGGAACTGAAGCCGCGGTTATGCAATGGCAAAAGAGCAGAGGACTAGTACCTGATGGTATAGTAGGCAAAGCTACTCTTGCCGCAATGGGAATAAAATAATGATGGATTGGATTAAATCACGAATAGGTGAGCGTACCACATGGGATGGTGGCGTTATGATAGCAATGGGACTAATTGCGTTATTTGCAACTGGTTTTATTAAAATTGCCGCCATAGCCGCAATAGCATATGGTGCTTGGACTATTTGGAAAGCTGAATAATGTTCAGCAAGAAATGTAAATTACATTTAGAAGAGGTTGGTGAGACACGCTGGCAACACTTTAAACGTGCTTGCTGGGTGTCTTGGCAACTTGAGAAGGCGGCATACGCATGTTTTATTCATGCGTTTGCTCCACGCTGGTTCACTACATACGCTAGTGACAAATGCAAAGAAGTATTAGAAAGTAGAAAATAATGTGGGAAATGATTGAACGTATGGCAACTGATAGGTTGTGGATATACACAGCTCTGGCTGGAAGCATAGGTGGAGCAATTTTTATCGCATACATCAGTACCACACGAATTGGGTTATGGTTTTATGCACAAGTGGATCGTATAGTAGATTACCTTGTTAAACGTTGGGGGCTTACTTGGTTAGAGCAACCAGAAGATGCTTGGCGTAAACGTTATCCTAAAATTACAGCAAAGATTGATGAATTGGAAAGTCGTATTCAAAAGATCGAAAGGAAGAAAAAATGAACGCTAAATTTAGTATAGGTATTGTTATAGCTATTGTACTACAAGTATCAGGTTTTGTATGGTGGATAGCACAGCAATCACAAACAATAGACACACTAAAAAGTGAAGTAGCTGAACTAACCGCAAGGACAGAAGTTGAGAAAGAAGTTACACTTATCAACGATGTTGAGCAACTCAAAAAAGACATACAAGAACTTAGTGATAAAACAAAAGATGCTATGCTAGATGTTCTAGCACAAGTTGACAAAGCTGGTCAACATACTGATACCCGTGTAGAGAATCTGGGTGAGTATACTGATACAAAGATATCAAACCTAGTAGCAGATTTACAAAAGTTGCTAATACAACATGAACAATGGATCGACGAACTTCAAGCTGAAGACGAAGCTATTTGGGAAGAAATTGATTCACAGATCAAAGCGTTGGATAAAAAACTTAGCGATAGAATAAAAGAATCATTGACATCTAAGTAAAAATTCTGTATATTATTAAATGTAACTAAAGGAAAGCAAATTGCCCGATTACATTAGACCTTTCGGCCCTACAATTTATCACGGTAAATTTACTGAAGAAGAAGTAGATTATTTACAGCAAGTATCCAAAGATACGCTTGAAGCAAACAAACGCATGGGTAAATCTTTAGTAGGCATAATGAAAGATCATATGTCAGCTGAAGTTAAAGATATACAAAAGTTTTTAGGTTTGTTACAGCCTCATATTAGAAACTATGCAAAGCATGAATGGCAACGCCGAAACCAGTTATATGTATTACCGGAACAAGAGCCAGATTTTTCTAATGTAAACTTTGATTTGGGGAAGGGGCCTTGGATAAATTATCAACGTGCTGGAGAATTTCAACCATGTCATGAACACATAGGTGAAATCAGTAGTGTTGTGTATATCGATATACCCAAAGAGATTGAACAAGAAGAATACACAAAAGATACTAACATGAACTGTCCTGGGCAAATTGAATTTGTATACGGGTCAGGAGACTTAGGAGGAACAGGATCGCATAAGATAGTTCCTAGCACAGGAGATATTTTGCTTTTTCCTAGTCAGTTAAAACATATTGCATATCCGTTCCATACAGAAGATGTTACAAGAGTAAGCATGAGCTTTAATATAGTAAAATGGAACGTACAACCAAAGGAGTAAACTATGCCAATACGATCATTCAATCCAACAGAAATTGCTAAACTAAAACAGTTAATGAATGAAGGTATTCAAGTTACTGGAGAAGTTGAGGCACTAAGAGAAGGTCTCAAAGACACAGTAAAAGCTATTAGTGAAGAAATGGACATGAAGCCAGCTACACTAAACAAAGCAATTAGAATTGCATATAAGAATGAATTTGCACAAGTACAAGATAGTTTTAGTGCAGTTGAAGAAGTACTCCAAGCAGTAGGTAGAGACACTTAATGCTGGACTTACAGGTTACCGAAGTACAACATTACACAGACAAATTATTTAGAATACGTTTAGAACGACCCCGCAGTTATAGATTTACTGCGGGAGAGTTTGTTATGATAGGTTTAGAAGATGCTCCTAATAGAGCATATAGCATTACAAGCGGACCTTACGATGATTACTTAGAGTTTTATAGTATCAAAGTACAAGACGGACCACTTACTAGCAAACTACAACATGTAAAAGTGGGCGATACTGTAAAAGTAGGTGATAAGCCCACTGGTACACTTATACTTGCTAATTTAGAACTAGGTGGACACTTAGTAATGATGGCAAGTGGTACTGGTATTGCTCCGTTTATTAGTTTGTTGCGTGAGCCGGAAACGTATGATTTGTTTGAGAATATTACAGTAACTTGGACTACAAGACTACATGCGGAGCAGGATTGTTACCGAGACTTCTTGAATGAGATGCCAATCGAATACATCAGCACAGTTACACAAGAGCCAGCTGAACTACAAGGACGTATACAAAAGTTTATGGAAGATGGTACACTAACTATTGACAATCCTACAGAACAACGTATAATGTTATGTGGAAGTATCGGATTTAACAACGATCTCAAAGAATATTTTAACTCACTAGGTTTTAGTGAAGGTAATAAAAAAACACAAGGTACATTTGTACAAGAAAGGGCATTTGTCGGCTAATGTATATCGATGCACTTATTGACAGAGACAAAGATGTAATACATGTTGTAGAACGTGTTGACGGAAAACGTGTGTTCAGAGAATATCCTGCACGTTATGTTTTCTATTACAAAGACAGTCGTGGCAAGTTTGAAAGTATATTTGGTGACAGATTGGATCGTGTAGTAACTACTAGTGGTAAACAATTCAAAAAAGAAAAGAAAATGTATAGCAGTCACCGGCTATTTGAAAGTGATGTTAACCCTGTGTTTAGATGTTTAGCTGATAACTATTTGGGTGCTGACACTCCAAAACTACAACAAGCATTTTTTGATATTGAGGTTGACTTTGATCCTGAGAAAGGCTTTGCAGATCCCAGCGATCCGTTTAATCCTGTAACTGCAATCAGTGTACACTTGGATTGGATAGGTAAAACTATATGTTTGGTAAACAAGCCCAAGACACTTACAAAAGCAGATGCACAAACTATTGTAGATAGATTTGAAGATACAATCCTGCTAGACACAGAAGACGAAATGCTAGACACATTCTTACAACTGATTGATGATGCAGATGTAATGAGTGGTTGGAACAGTGAAGGCTTTGATATTCCGTACTTGGTTAATCGCATAGCAAGAGTTCTTGGTAAAGAGCATACAAGACGTTTTTGTTTGTGGGGCAAATATCCCAACAGACGTGAGTTTGAACGTTATGGTAAAGCACAAGAAACATATGATACAGTGGGTAGACTGCACTTGGATTATATGGAATTGTATCGCAAGTATACATACCATGAAATGCACAGTTACAGTTTGGATGCTATTGGTGAATATGAACTTGGTGAACGCAAAACAGAATACCAAGGCACACTGGATCAACTGTACAACAACGACTTTGAAACATTTATTACATATTCAAGACAAGATGTTGACTTGCTGGTACGCATGGATAAGAAGCTACAGTTTATTGACTTAGCAAATGTTATTGCACATGACAACACAGTTCTTGTACAAACAACAATGGGTGCAGTTGCAGTTACAGATCAAGCTATTCTCAATGAAGCACATAGCAGAGGACTTATTTGTCCAGATAAACAACATGACAAAACACAAAAACATTATCCGCAAACATGTACGGCGGCAGGTGCTTATGTCGCAACTCCAAAGAAAGGCTTTCATGAATGGATAGGCAGTATGGACTTGAACAGTCTATATCCTAGTATCTTGCGTAGCTTGAACATGAGTACAGAAACTATTGTAGGTCAAATTAGACACACACTAACTGTGCCAATGTTAAATGAACACAAATGGATAGTTGCAAGTGCATGGGAAGGCAAGTTTGCTTGTCCAGAGTATGAACTTGTTATTGAAAAGAATGACGAAACATTGTTGTACATTGACTTTGAGAATGGTGAAGAACTGCAAGGTACAGGTAAAGAACTGTATCAAATAATATTTGAAAGTGATCAACCTTGGGTATTGAGTAGTAATGGTACAATACTTGATCAAACTAAGAAAGGTATTATTCCTGGACTATTAGAACGCTGGTATGCTGAACGTAAAATACTGCAAAAGAATATGCGTGAACATCAAAGTGCAGGTGATGTGGAAAAAACTGCATATTGGGACAAGCGTCAGCTGGTTAAAAAGATTAACTTGAATAGTTTATATGGTGCGTTGTTGAATCCTGGTAGTAGATTTAATGATCCTCGCATGGGACAAAGCACAACACTCACAGGTAGAACTATTGCAAGACACATGGGAGCAAAGGTAAATGAACTTTTCACAGGAATTTATGATCATATTGGAGATAGTATTATCTATGGCGATACTGATAGTGTATACTTTAGTGCTTACCCTGTATTTAAATCGCAAATAGAAAGTGGTGAGTTTGCATGGGACAAAGACAGAGTAACAGAACTTTATGAAACTGTATGCGAACAAGCCAACGAAACATTTCCAGATTATATGGCAACTGCACACAACGTTCAAAACAGAGAGCAAGGCGAAATAATCGCGGCGGCTAGAGAAGTAAGTGCAACTGCTGGTATATACATAACAAAGAAACGTTATGCTATTTTAGTGTATGACAATGAAGGTCATAGAGAAGATAAAGATGATAAGCCAGGCAAAATAAAAGCAATGGGCCTGGACCTCAAAAGGTCAGACACGCCAGCATTTATGCAAGACTTCTTGAGTGAACTGTTACTAAAAACACTAACAGGATCTAAAGAAGATGAGATCATTGAACGCATTATTGAGTTTCGTAGTGAGTTTAGAAATATGCCAGCTTGGCTTAAAGGTACACCTAAACGTGTGAATAAACTTACACACTACTATAACAGTGAGTATATGATTGATCCAAAAACTAGAGACGAAGTATATAAAGGCAAAAGCAATATGCCAGGTCATGTTAGAGCGGCTATCAACTACAACAGAATGCGTAGAATGAATGGTGACAAGTATAGTATGGAAATTATGGATGGTATGAAGACCATTGTTTGTAAACTAAAAGATAATCCAATGGGCTTTACTAGTATTGGTTATCCTACAGACGAAACTCGTTTGCCCGAATGGTATAAAGAACTTCCATTTGATACAGATACAATGGAGCAGGGTATTATTACTAAAAAGATTGAAAACTTATTAGGTGTAATGAATTGGGATCTTGCAAAAGCTGAAGATAAAACTACATTCGATAGTTTATTCGATTGGAACTAATATGACAGTAAAAGCAAATGTAATACCGTTTTGGGCAACTCCTATAGCAGATTATGTCAATGCTGAACTTGCACAAGAACTTAAAGAATATGTTCTTACACAAGATGCACAAGGAATAGAAAGTGGTGTTGCTGAATTTGTGAAACATAATCTAATAGAATCAAAGTTTAATTTTTTCCACAGTAATGAACCAGTAATACAAAAAACAATACAATGGATATGTGAATGCTTGAAGGCAACATTAAACGCAATACATGGTTCAGAGGAAAATTATCAAATAGGTTTTAATGAAACTTGGTATCATATAACAAAAACAAATGGTATGCATGGTGTACATAAACATCCTAATTGTAGTTGGTGCGGTGTATTTTATTTAGATCCAGGTGAAGGCGAAGATGGTAAAACCTCATTTATAACGCCTGTTGATAGTAGTTACCATGACCATGGCAATAGATTTCTAATGGATACTTCTTTGGATATAAATCCTAAAGAAGGGTTGTTGGTTCTGTTTCCTTCGTATCTAGCTCATACACAAAAACTATATACAGGCGAAAAAGATAGGATAGTAGTAGCATTTAACATGACAGTTCACGAGGCTCCTGCAAATGCACAGACCTAGTTTAGACCTACACGGTAATCATGTACATGAAGCGTGGAAAAAGGTTGCAAAGTTTTTAGAGTCGTGTTATTATACAAACTATACAAATTGTGAAATTATTTGTGGGCAAGGCGCTATAAAAATAGAAATAGAACAGTGGCTGAGCCTAAATAGTCATGTACAAGAATACAGACTTAATACTAGAACACAAGGCAGTTACAATATTAAACTTAGAAAGAAAAGGATAAGGAACAAATGAGAGATAACTTAAAAGATATCGTACAACATACACATGGACTTGGCTTTATTGAAAGTGCAAAGATTGTTAATGAAAATGGCGGTACACAACTAGAAGCTATGGATGATGATCGTACAGTAATTGTACAAGCTGATTTCAAAAGCCAAGTGCAAGGACTAAGTGGTACATTTGGTTTGCCTAATCTTAGCAAGTTGAACATTTTGCTTAACATTGATGAGTATAAAGATAATGCTAATATCACAGTTAACGAACAAGATCGTAACGGCGAAACTGTTCCATTTGGTTTGCATTTTGAAAATGCAAGTGGTGACTTTAAAAATGACTACAGATTTATGAGTAAAGAAGTAGTTGAAGAAAAACTTAAAAGTGTTAAGTTTAAAGGTGTTAATTGGGATATTACTATCCAGCCAAACAGTGCCAGCATTGCAAGATTTAAAATGCAAGCACAAGCCAACAGTGAAGAAACTGTATTTGTTGCAAAAACTGAAGGTACTGATCTCAAGTTTTTCTTTGGTGATAGTAGTACACATGCAGGTAACTTTGTATTTGCGGCAGGCGTTGAAGGTGCATTAAATACAGGTTGGAGTTGGCCCGTAGCACAAGTTTTGAGTATATTAAGTTTGCCAGGAGACATTACTATGAAGTTTAGTGATGCAGGTGCGGCTATGATTACAGTTGACAGTGGCATGGCAAGTTATGATTACATCCTTCCAGCACAGAGTAAGTAATGGGCAAGCATATAAAAACAAAAATGGACTATGAGATGATAGAACAACTTGCAAAAGAAGTTGCAAGATTAGATCCAGATAGTCCTGTGCTTGCAAAATATCTAGCTATGGATAATTTTGAAGGTGCTGAACTTAGGAAAGTATTAAAGGTTACATGACAACAGATTACACAACTGAAACAGACTTAACTGCCAGACAAAGTGACTATGCAACATTTTTGCCAGCACTTAGTACTTTCTATGCTCTGTTTGTAGGTAGGCAAAGACGAGGCTTAGAACCATTAGACGAAAATAAGAAAGGTAGTGGCGAACCTTATATCCCACTCAATCGAATTCCCTCGCACCTCACAAATGGAGTTGAAAGTATAAACTGGCTTGCAAAAGAAGGTATGTGGCGTTACAAGTGGAGTTTACACAGTGCAGGACATGCAAGTTTAGATCTACAAAAAGACATGTATAGAGAAAGTCAATACAGAGAACGTGATAGACAATACAGTTGGCTATTAGGTGACAGTGGAGGCTTTCAGATTGGTAAAGGTAAATGGGAAGGTGACTGGAGATCAGGAAGTGGCTGTAATCTAGCACAGAAAAAACGTGATGGTGTTCTAAAATGGATGGATGCATTTATGGACTATGGAATGATATTAGATATTCCAGCTTGGGTAAGTAGAAGTCCTGAGGGTGCAAAAGCAAGTAACATCAGCAGTTATCAAGAAGCAGTCGATGGTACTGCATACAATAACGAATATTTTATTAAGAATCGTAACGGTGAATGCAAGTTCTTAAATGTGCTACAAGGTGAAAACTTCGCACAAGCAGATGATTGGTATTCACAAATGAAAAAGTTTTGTGATCCAAAACAGTATCCAGATGCACACTTTAATGGTTGGGCTATGGGTGGTCAAAACATGTGTGATATTGAACTAGCACTAAAACGTCTAGTTGAACTTAGACATGATGGGCTACTTGAAGAGGGCAAGCATGATGTTATGCACTTCCTAGGAACCAGCAAATTAGAATGGGCAGTGGTACTTACTGCAATGCAAAGAGCAGTTCGAAAGTATCATAATCCTAGTTTCAATATTACATATGATTGTGCAAGTCCTTTCTTGTGTACGGCTAACGGACAGTTTTACACAAACTGGAGATTAGATCACAGGGGCAAATGGAGTTACATGATGAATGTAGGCCCAGATGATAAAAGTTACAAAGGAAGTGGCGTTGCTTTTGATGATGTTGTAAGACAAATGTACCCAGACTTTATCAGTAGTCCAATGAGTAAAGGTCTAAGTATAGATGATATTTGTTATTATGCTCCTGGTGATGTAAGTAGAATGGGCACCGAAACTAAAACAAGTTGGGATAGTTTTGCATATTGCTTGTTGATGAATCACAATGTATGGCAACATATTATGAGTGTACAAGAAGCAAACAAAGCATTTGATACTGGAGTATATCCAGGTATGATGGTAGATGAAAGTTTTGACAAACAAGAAGTCAAAGACGTTATTATGGAAGTATTTGCAGAAAGCGACAAAGGAAAGAGCTTGCAAATTATTGAAAATCATCGTAAACTATGGATGAAGGTAATTGGCACACGTGGTGCCGTAGGAAAGAAAACAATTAACAGTTCAGCACAGTTCAATGCACTCTTCGAATAAAGCACTAATAATTGGTACAGGATTTGGTAGCCTATACAAAGGTATATACGAAAGTATGGGCTGGCAAGTTACTACTATTGATGTAGCTGACCCCAACGCAGACTTTAAAACAGTTGCTCGTGCAATAGAAAGTGGCAGTGGACATAACGGAAGTTATTGGGACACCTGTCATATTACAACTCCAAATCATACACATTATGAATTAGCAGACTTGTGTGCATTGTACGCAGACATTGTGTTTGTTGAAAAGCCCGGTGTTGGCAGTGTTACACTTTGGAGTCAATTGTTAGTAGATCATCATGACACAAGAATAATGATGACCAAGAATAATCAATACAGAGATAACATTGTGGAAATGGCACAAGCGGCTGATCCTAAGCATGGTGTTACAAGAATCAATTGGATTAACGACAATAGAGTACCCAAGCCGGGTAGTTGGTTTACAAACAAGGAACTAGCATTTGGTGGTGTAAGCCGAGATTTAATGCCACACTTGTTGAGCTTGTATCAAATGTTTGAACCAGACTGGCGTACAACACAACCCAAGTGGGCTAAGAAAGAAAGACGTTGGAACTTAGAAGATTTAACTGATAGTGATTATGGTGAAGTAGATTCCAACGGCATTTATGATGTAGATGATTTTGCATATATTGACTTTGGAGACTTCCAACTACAAACTGATTGGCGTAGTTTAGATACAGACGATATTGCAGTTCATACACAAACAAAGAGTTTCGAACTAGGACTATGTCCTGAACTAGCATACCATAATATGATTACAACTGCATTATGGGAAAAAACAAACGACAAATTTTGGCAACAACAAATGGAGATGGACTTATGGATACACCAGTTACTGGACAATCTGTAAGATTATTAAGTACACAAGGTAAGGGTACTTTTTATGAAACTAACTATAAACTAGAACCTTTAGGCAAGTTAGAAATTCGAGTCAAAGCAGTAATGACTGGAGTATGTCGTAGTGACATTGACATGATGAAAGGATCGTTTCCTTTACTTCCAGAAAGTATGCATGGGCATGAAGGGCTAGGACAAGTTGTAGAGCGTGGTATAGGTGTGCATGACTATGATTGTAAAATAGGAGACTATGTAGCAACCAGAGGCGAACCTGCGTATGCAGATTACTACAACTGTAAACCTATGACATGGGTAAAAGTACCCGAAGCAGATCCTAAATACATTATAGAACCTGTGGCTTGTGCAGTAAACATTGAAACTTTTTGTTTAGATGATATTGTAAGAAAACATCACGACAACGAAAGACGCATGTTAATTATAGGCAGTGGGTTTTTAGCAAAAATATTTTATCAGTGTATGCAAAGCTACGCATTTGAAATTGATGTTTGGGGCAATGCTGATAAAGAGTTTTGGGGAGATAAGTTGGTATCCGAACCAAACGGTTCATATGATATTGTAGTTGATCTAAAAGCTACAAAACAAGTGTTAGACGTAGAAGTAAATGATAATCCTTTGATTATACTATGCTCGCAAAAGCAGGTGCCAATTGCTACTGATTTTAGTAACTGGCTTTGGAAAAGTGCAACTATTAAAATGCCAAGTCCTAGAGCACCTTGCTTTTTACAAAGTATGCGTAGGGCAGTAAGCATGGTAACACAAAAAACATTAACACTTGACAATGTATGGACTAATTGTTATAGTAGAACTAACAACTGGCAAGAAGCATTTACTGATGCTAATGAACGTCCAGCAGGCTACAGTAGAGGTTATATCAAATGGGATTAAATACACACGAAAGACAAAAGACTGATTATTTTATCGGTACTGAAGTCGAGAATACAGCAATGAAAGGTGAAAAGACATTGTTCATTGTGGGTGTTAAAGAAGTTAATGAGATTGTAGAACATGCACTAGCACACGGTATTAGACATTTATACTTTGGTACAAGTCAAAGTTTTACACCAGAAAAAGAACTAGAGTGGGCGGCATGGACACACATGATTCGAGAGCTACTAGAAAAAAAGTTTTGGTGTACACTAGACTTTGGCGTTGAGTATGCAGAACAGGTTTTAGGAATGGGCCTTGATGAATATGATAACTACATTAGTATGATAAGTGTTAAACTTCCATACATTAGACAATTTAACTATAACGCAACAGTAAAACTAGATGACACAACTTGGGGACACAGTAATTCAGGCGTATGGTGTCATAGTTTACATTCCCTTCAACGAAGATCAGTATACACTGATTGGAAAGATTACAAAGGCGACGAGCCAGTAGAATGAACGGTAATAAACACATAGGATTTACATGTAGCACGTTTGATTTGCTACATGCAGGACACATTGCTATGTTGCGTGAAGCAAAAGAGCATTGCGATTATCTAATAGTTGGATTACAAACTGACCCTACTATTGATAGACCTGACAGCAAGAACCCGCCAGTACAAACACTAGTAGAAAGATATACACAACTAAAAGCAGTAGGTTATGTAGATGAAATAGTACCTTATCAAACAGAACAAGACTTGGTTGATATACTTGAAATGTATCATATTAATATAAGAGTTCTTGGTGAGGAGTACAGAGAAAGAGATTTTACAGGCAAAGATGTGTGTAGGAAAAGAGGTATAGAACTACACTTTAATAAAAGGGAACATAGATTCAGTACTACTGATCTTAGGGAGAGAGTTTTAAATGCCCCACAAAGCAAATCAAAATCGTCTAACTAAGTTAGAAAACGAACATAAATTACTTGACGAACAAGTTAAAAAGTTATACAATACTACAAACAGTGAGAAAACACTGAAAGAACTTAAGATAAAAAAACTCAAACTAAAAGATACAATTAGTAAAATTAAAGGAGAAGGCAATGGTAAAGAAGATTAGAGTAATCGATGATACACCAGAAGAAGCAGGTGGCATTAACTCTGGTGATCGAGACATGATGGAAATGGCAAAGACCATGGATTGGAAACTTTGGGAAATTTTGCAAATCATGCAAAGATTAGAAAAAACTATTAAGGAAGGTGGTCTTAATATTAGTACAACTGACGAAGTAACTGAAACTAAGGCTACTACAAAGAAAAAGTAATGGACGGTTCTGACTTTAATAAAGAACCTGAACGTTATTATGAATGGATGTTATGGAAAATGCGACAAGAAGATAATAGATTAAAAAAAGGCAAATCGATGATTTGGGTAACATTTCAAAGAGAAGGTATACATAAATATCCAGCGGCATTGGATGATCCAAAGTTAGCAACAGGCGATGAATATGATGTATCGTTTCTTGGTTATCCTCATAGGCATATCTTTCACTTCCGGGTGTGCATTGAAGTGTTCCACGATGATAGGGACATCGAGTTTATCCAATTTAAAAGATGGCTCGAAAAACTATACAGTGGTAGTGAAACTGGCGGAGTGCTCGTTCTAGATTATAAATCATGTGAGATGATTTGTGATGAATTAGCAGAAACAATCAACAAAAAATATCCTAATCGCAGAATGGAAATTACAGTAAGCGAGGATGGAGAAAATGGTGCAACAATTCAATATGGGATTTAATAAAATGCGACAGAATCGTATTAGCATTAACGATATCAAGTGGGACTTAATAAGGATTATTGATCCTTGGGACGGTATACTTGAGAACAAACCCGAAAGCGAACAAGTCGTTTTCAACTTATTTAAAAGTTACTTAGGTGATCTTGTAAAACAAAAGAAGATCCAAGACTTTACTATTGTTGGTAGTATCCGTGATACTGCTATAACTTATGATGTGGCAATTAAAATTAGTGCTGATCGTAGTCCTAAGAAACTAAAGATCCATGTAGGTATCTTTCAACCACCGTGGGTACAAAAGGAGGCGGCATGACCGTCTATATAGTAGACTTAGAAGCAGTTGACACTCGTTATACTGCACAGTGGAAAAAACATCTCCCATTACAGTTAAATAAGCACACAGATAACGTTGTGATTATTAGCGGCGGAGAGACACCTCAGGCTACAACTCCAGGAGCTTTTCTCAACTTTGGAGGAACAAATGTCTACAAGGCTAACCAAATGGCGCAGATCGGTGAACTTTTCTGTAACGGACGGGTGGAGGACGGTGATTATTTTCTCTACACTGATGCCTGGAACCCTACAGTTATTCAATTACGGTATATGGCAGAACTATTGGGTATTGATATTCGCATTGGTGGCATGTGGCATGCTGGTAGTTATGACCCGCATGATTTTCTTGGGAGATTAATTGGCGAGAAAGCATGGGTAAGACATGCAGAGAAAAGTATGTTTTGGTGCTATGATCACAATTACTTTGCTACAGAGTTTCATCTAAATATGTTTGCTACAGAATTATTGAAGTACAAAGGTATGTTTGGAATGACTCCTGCAGAGACACTCAAAGATGCTAATGACAATATTGTTATTACAGGTTGGCCCATGGAGTATATGCAAGAAATACTTACTCCATTTAAAAATATGGAGAAAAAGGATACCATTGTTTTCCCTCATAGACTAGCACCTGAAAAACAGTTGGATATATTTAAAGACTTAGAAAAAGAATTACCCGAGTATGAATTTATAGTTTGTCAAGAACAAGAGTTGACAAAAGATGAATATCATAATATGCTTGGAGAAGCTAAGATAGTGTTTAGTGCAAACTTGCAAGAGACACTTGGTATCAGTGCATACGAAGGTGCATTGGTTGGAGCAATTCCTATGATGCCAGATCGTTTGAGTTACACAGAGATGTATGATAATGATTTCTTGTATCCTAGTGAATGGACTGAAAGTTTTGACAGTTACACAAAGCACAAGTCCAAACTGATTGAGAAGTTAAAAAATTATATGTTATATCATAAAAATTATCATAATCAGTTAAATACAGAGTCAGCAAAACTTACTGCTAATTTTTTTAGCGGAACAGAAATGTATAAGACTATAAAGTGACACACCACTATAACTCGGAGCAATAAATGAAAATTTCCCAAAAAATTAAAGAGCGTGTTCAAGCCGCAGGTGCTAGGGCATGGGCTAATGATAATATTAGCGACTACATGGAAGAAGGCGAAAAGCAGTTACTCATCGAAGAGGCAATGCCGGCTTTTGAAAATGTATTACAAAGTCTAGTGATTGACACAGAGACTGATCCTAACAGTATGGATACTGCAAGACGAATGGCTAAGATGTATATCAATGAGATTATGTCTGGTCGTTATGATCCAATGCCTAACCCTAGTGCATTTCCTAACTACATTGAAGGCGGTTATGAAGGTATGTTGGTTGTGCGTAGTGAACTTACAAGTTTATGTTCGCATCACCACCAAACAGTAAAAGGTGTAGCATACATTGGTATTATTGCAGGTCCTAAACTATTGGGACTGAGCAAGTACACACGAATAGCACAATGGTGTGCAAGACGTGGAACATTACAAGAAGAACTTAATGTAATGATTGCAAACAAGATACAAGAGATCACTGGAACAGATCACGTTGGTGTCTATGTTCAGGCAACACATGGTTGTTGTGAAAACAGAGGCATCAGAGCACACAGTAGTTTAACACAAACTACAGTGCTTAGAGGTGCATTTAAAGATGAACCTGACGTGAGGAAAGAATTTATTGATAATGTAAAACTGCAACAAGAGTTTGCACCAACAGTAAGATAATGTAAAAAGCGCCATAAGGCGCTTTTTCAGTTAGGGTGAAGCATTTTAGTTAAAGAACACCCAAAAACCAAATAGGAGATAAAAACATGAAACTATTAAAATCTTTGGCAGTTAGTGTAGTAGCATTACTATTCGCAACTACTGTACAAGCAAAAGAAGTAACACTTCTTATGGACTGGTTCCCTCAAGGTAACCAAAGTGTTTTCTGGCAAGCAATGTTAGATAACGATAATCACGATTTGAAAATTAATATTAAGGCAGGTGGCCCTGGTGTTAAAACAGCAAATCTGGTAGCCTCAGGGCAAGTTGAGTTTGGACTTAATGGGTCAGATTCAGTAATGATGGCTAATTCAAAAGGTGCAGGACTGGTAGCAGTATTTGCTAACTTGGACCATGTTCCTTATACATTAGTATTCCATCCAAACCAAGGTATTAAAACTGTGCAGGATTTAGACGGCAGACGTTTTGCCGTTGTTCCAGGTATTACATACTGGAAGTGGATCAAGAAAGAGTACGGCATTAGTGCTGACGAATTCCCACTAAAAGGTGATCTAGCTCTATTTGGAAAATCACCTGAAATGTTCCAACAAGGATATTCAATTTTTCTTCCAGCAAGACTTGACGATAAAGGTATTGCTAACGAGCAAATTAAAGTAGCAGACTTGGGCTATAAACCATATAGCACACTGTTTACTACACAAAAAATGATTGACGAAAACCCAGAACTAGTACAAGAAGTTGTAGATAGACTTAGAGCGGCTTTTGTTAAATCGCTTAACGACCCAAAACCAACTATGGATTTGATCTTAGGTAAAAGTAAAAAAGTCACACCAGCAGTACACATGAATGCTATCGGACTTATGAAAGAAGAATTTCTTCCTAAGGACTATAGCAAACTAGGTTGTATGAAAAGTGACCGTTGGGCAGAACTAGCAGAACAACTAAAAGAAGTTGATGTTGTACCAGCTGACTTTGATTCATCAAGTAGTTTCAATCTATCCTTTATGGGCAACTGCGAGTGATAAGAATCAGCTATGATTGAAGTAAGCAGAGTAAGTAAACACTTTGACGAAGTTCAAGCACTAGCAGAAGTAAACTTAGACATTGCCACAGGCGAGTTCATCAGTATTGTTGGACCTTCAGGCTGTGGCAAATCTACACTACTTCGTGTGATTGCTGACCTAGTTGAAACAGACGGAAGTGTTACTAAACCTAGTAAAGGTGCCTTTGTATTCCAAGACAGTGCATTGTTACCTTGGCGTACAGTGCAAGGCAATGTAGAACTATTAATGGAACTAGAAGGCACTGACAACAAACGAGCCAAAGCTAGTGTTGCACTACGACAAGTAGGACTAAACGGCTTTGAAAACAGTTACCCGCATCAACTAAGTGGCGGTATGAAGATGCGATTAAGCCTAGCAAGAAGTTTAGTATTAGATCCAGAATACATATTGCTAGATGAGCCACTGAGTGCAGTAGACGAATTAACAAGAGAAGTCCTGCAAGAAGAATTACACAACATGTGGACTAGAGACAAGTTCACTGCTATACTTGTAACACACAACATAGCGGAGGCAGTTTATCTAAGTAATAGAGTTGTCGTCATGAGTCCACGTCCAGGTAAAATTACAGACATTGTAGATATACCATTTAAAAAACGAACACCAGACATTAGAACAAAACCACAGTTTACAAAACTGGTAAATGATATATCAGGAAAGTTAAGAACATGGAGATAAAAAAGATATTACCACCTGTACTAATACTTGTACTATTTTTAGGCAGTTGGCACATTGGTGCGTTAATATATGATATGGCATTTTTATTGCCTACACCTTGGGCTGTCGCACAACAATTTATTGCAGACTTTGACATTATTATGATTGGACTAGCACAAACATTTACAGCGGCTTTTGTAGGATATATTATTGCGGCACTGATAGGTATTAGTGTAGCAACTGTAATGAGCCTAAGTAAAATACTAGAACGTAGTTTATATCCATATGCGATACTACTACAGACAGTGCCTATTGTTGCTGTCGCACCACTAATTGTACTGTGGTTTGGATTTGAGATTAAAAGTATAATCATTATAAGTGTTATTATTGCACTATTTCCTATCATAAACAATACACTGCTAGGACTAAAAAGTACAAACACAACACTAGTTGAGATGTTTAACTATCACAAAACAAACAAATTTAGTACATTTTATAAACTTAGGTTTCCTGCCGCAATACCAAATATTTTTGCTGGTCTAAAAATTAGTGCAGGACTTAGTGTTATCGGTGCTATTGTAGGCGAGTTCATTATTGGCAGTGGCAGTGAAGAAGGCGGATTAGGAATACAAATTATCTATGCACAAGCAAACTTAGAAACAGCATTAGTTATGGCGCTTATATTAACAGCGACAGGCTTGGGCTTTGCATTTTTTATGACAATACAGACCATCGGTTGGCTGTTGATGCGTAAATGGCATGAATCAGAAATGAAAGGGAGTTAAATGGACGGAGTACCAGTAATTGACATCAGCAGAGATCCTGATGTTGTACATAAAGAGATAGATGAAGCTTGTAAGAAATGGGGCTTTATTGTTGTAAGTGGACATGGCATAAGCAATGACCTTATTGACGACATGTTTAGTGTCAGTAAAGACTTTTTTGACCAATCACAAGAATATAAAGATACATTCGATAGAGCAGATATTGGTAGAGGATACTATGCAGTAAGAGCCAAAGCACTTGCTAAAACACTTGGCATTGAAGATGCTAAACCTGACGAGAAAGAAAGTTTCACAACAGGACAAGAAGCAGTACCAGGTGATCCGTACTATGAAACACAAGGTGCCCAAGGACACTTTGCTCCAAACATTTATCCTAATGAAGAGTTTGAAAAAGTGTATAGAGATTACGACAAAATGTGTGTTGACTTATCACAACGTATACTTGACTTAATGCATTGTCCATTGCGTAGCGATAAACCAATTAGTACACTAATCACACATAACTATCCAAAGCAAGATGTATCGCCTGAAGGTATCAGAGCAGGTATGCACACAGACTTTGGAACACTTACACTATTGCTTACAGAAGACAAGCCCGGCGGCTTACAAGTAATGGGACTAGATGATGAATGGCATGATGTAAAGCCGTTGCCTTATACATTTATTGTAAACTTAGGTGATCTAATGCCACGTTGGAACCCAGAATGGCGTAGTACACTACATAGAGTTACAAACCCTCCTGTGGGAAGTGAATCAAGACGTATGAGTGTAGTATACTTTCATGCACCCAACTATGAAGTAGAAGTAGATGGTACAACATCAGGTGAACATCTAATGATGAAGTTTGGCAAAAACAAAAATTTGGAGGAAAAAAGTGACAACAATAGCTCGTAGAAAGTTAGGTCTAACTCATTGGGATAATAAAACAGCAGGTGGGTATACACTATTTGCACCACAAACAGGAGGCGGACGTATACCACTCATTGATGATGGCGGTGAAGTAGTACACGAATGGAACATGCCTGTTAGACCAGGCAGAGATGCAGTGTTGCTAGGTAATGGTAACTTAGGTTATAACGGAAGTCACAACACCAGTGTTGATCTTTATCCACCTTGGGATATTTGGCATGGTGGTCACTTTATGGAAGCTACAAAAGACAGTGAAATAGTTTGGGAATATGAAGATCCTTATGCACACCACGATGCACAATGGCTAGATGGTGGATTGTTATATGTTGCCGCCGCTGAATATAAAGACGGACGATTCAGTGACATTGTGCGTATGGTAGACCGTAACGGTGATGTTGTATGGGAATGGTGTGCATGGGAACATATTACAGAAGAAGAGTTTCCAGTACACGAAGGTATGCCCGACAATCATTGGCCCATGATTAACGGAGTGTGTTTATCTGGTCATACTATCTATTTGAGTTTGCGTAACACAAGTGGTATTATTGGAGTAGATAGAGCTACAAAAGAAGTTGTATGGAAAAAGCAGTGGCCCGATGTTGCACAACAACATTGTCCAGTTATTACTACATCCGGTACAGTAATTGCATTTTGCAATGGAAATATTAGACCACCTGGTGTACATCACAGTAGAATTGTAGAATTTGATTTAGCAACTAAAGAACAAATATGGAGTTATGTGGATGATATGCCTCCTAGTTTCTTTAGTCCTTATATGGGCAGTGTACAACGTTTATGGAATGGCAACACATTTATTTGTGAAAGTGCCTTTGGTAGATTGTTTGAAGTTACACCAGAAGGAGAAACAGTATGGGAATATGTTATCCCGTGGTTTGAAGAATATCCAAGCCCATTGAACGAATTTATAACCGGAGCACAAAACAGTTGCTTTAAAGCACACCGATACAAGGCGTGGGATTAGTGCTATTTGGGGGCATACCAACCATGAAGAAATACAAAGGCTATACCACTAGACATACCAGTGATGTTTATGGCGGTAGTATTGTTACCGACGAAGACAATGTAATGCTTTCAAAAAATCTTGTTGTAAAAGATAGAAACATACTAAATGAACTTGACAAGCTACACTCATCTATGTTATTATTACCAAGAGATCAGAAGTTGGAAGACAAGTACCCTGAGCTTAAAGAAGCATATGACGCCTATCAGGAGTTGTATAGAGAAATTTTAATAGCAGATAAGATGAGGGAAACATATGAATAATCCTAATGAACCATATCATAACGAAGGCTTTGGTTGGGCATTTCTAAACATTGTATTGTTTGGACTTGTTTTGCCAGGTATTATTATTTTAAGTATAGATAACGGCTTTGCAAAGTTTGCACAAATGCGTGGTGTAACAGGTGATTGTTGGGAAAACAGCCGACATGAAAGAGTTTGTACTGTGCCTACAGAAGGCGCAAAACTAGCAAACTGTAAATTTTGGAGGAACTTCTGTGATTAAGAAGCATTATTATAGTTGGCAAGACGTTGAAAACATGTGTAGTAGTATTGTATTACAAATGTATAACAACAACTGGAGACCAGATTATATTGTTGGTCTAACAAGAGGTGGTAATATTCCTGCTACTATTATTAGTAATATGTTGGATGTTCCTTGTGAAGCAATGAAAGTAAGTTTCAGAAATGATGATAGAGTTGACAAAGACTTTTGGTTAAGTGAACTAGTTCAAGAAAAGAATATACTTATTGTAGATGACATCAATGATACAGGTGCTACATTCGAATGGATAAAGAATGATTGGATGTTAGAAAATATATTACACAAGGTAAAGTTCGCAACATTAACAGAAAACATTGCTAGTGATTTTGGTGATGTAAGTTATCATGTGCATGAAGTTAATAAAACTGAGGAAGACGTTTGGTTAGTTTATCCTTGGGAAAACGTAGGAGTATATTAATGCCTAGAGCAATTAAAACAGATGAAGATGCCAAAGCTATTGAAGAATGGCTAAAGCATAACAAAATTACAGTATGTGAAGCCGAAGCTAAAACAGATCCAGATGAGATAACTTACATCTACAAAGCAGGTAGCCGTGGCAGAAAGAAAAAAGAAACTTGAACAAAGTAGTAACATTTTTTAAAGACAGTTATACTAGCAGTCCACTTGCTTTTATCTGTGAAATGATAGAAGCAGTATTTTTAATCAGTGCAAGTGCTATATTAAGTTTTACTATCCTAGAACCAAACGGTTGGCAGTTTGTGCCACTGTATTTGGTTGGTAGTATGTTAGGAATAGTAAGTGCAGTAATTCGTAAGGCGGCATTTGTTATTGTATTGTGTAGTTGGTTTACAGGTATGAATATATTTGCACTTGTACAACTGTTTATGGCATTATGATAAGCAAAGATGATATAGAAGCAATGGCTCATACCAAAGAGCAGAAAGAGTATTGGGAGGTTCCTATGAAAATTGAAGTCGGTAAAACATATGAAGTAAATGCATACTTTAAGAAAAGTCTATGTGAAATAGAGCAGTACAAGCACGAAGATGGGCGTATGCTTAACACAGAAATATTGTGGCGTAATGGCACATTCTTTATCAAAGTTTGCAATCAAGACGAAGCTGACAGTCTGCAAGAGTGTTTGGGAGAAGATGGCGAAATTTGGGATTATGAAGGCTACGAAGAAATTGAAATGGACAGTAGTTACGATGGACAATCAGAAGAGTTTGTACACTATGGTGATCACTTTACTGAAGAAGAACAGGAAGCACTTGCAGAAGAGTATGAAGAGCAAATGGAAGGTGATGACTGGATGAGTCGTTACGAATGGTTAGAAGAACGAGGCTTTGAAAGTTTAGGTTGTAATTGGCAAATACATGGTGGAGTTGAAGCAGTAGAATCGGACCACGAAGTTTATGGTTAAAGGTGTAACTAAAGAACTTGCTCAATTTACTGGTAAAGTAGGAAGATGTGAAAAAGATCACGTGGTCGAAATACTCACAAACGGTTATGGGTTTTGTGCTGAATGTGCAGATGAAATTCAAGGCTACTCAACCCTATATGTAGCACCACAAGGATTTCAAACACCTGGAGCAGGAGATCATGAAGTTTATGTCTAGAGGCGTATTAGATGTATATGCCGGACCTATGTATGCAGGCAAAACTAGTAAACTATTACAACGAGTGTTATGGTTAAATCACCAAAGCAAAAAAGTATTAGTAATAAAGCCTGCTAGAGACGATAGGTATAGTGAAGATACAATAACAACACATAATCAACTTAGCTATCCTTGTATTAGTTTTAGCGAGTTTAGTGAAATTGAAGATAATTACAACATAATGCCATACAATTATGATACCGTATGTTTAGACGAAGTACAGTTTATGGATACCAAAGAATGTATATTTCATGTAGAAAAATGGTTGCGTAATGGCGTAAATGTAGTTGCTACAGGTTTGGATCAAGACTCGAGAGGAGTACCGTTTGAAACTACTAGTCAACTATTAGGACTTGCAGATTGTGTAGAAAAGATCAAAGCAATTTGTACAGTGTGTGGGAAACCTGCCACAAAAACATATAGAGTAAAAGCATCAGGTGATCGTATACAGGTTGGTAGTGTTGGAATGTACGAACCAAGATGTCTTGAACATTGGGAGCCAAAATGAAAATTATTAAACTTATTTTAGGAATACAAGCCTGCGTATTAGGTTTGCTTTTTATAATGTATATGCTAATGGAACTTGCGTTCGTAGGAATGGAACTAGACATGCAAGCATATGAATACGAATACATAGAACAGATGAACTTGGAGCAAAGGAAATACGAAAATGAATCTTAAAGACTACATTAGAACAGTACCAGACTATCCTGTGCCGGGTGTTGATTTTTATGACCTTAATAGTTTGTTTGCCGGACCTAAGTTTTTGGAAGCTATGCATCAACTTATTACCAAAACAAAATATACTTTTGGTGATGAAACTCCAACACATATTGTTGGTATTGAAAGCCGAGGTTTTATAATGGGTAGTATAATTGCATATGAAATGGGTTTGCCTTTTATAATGGTACGCAAAAAAGGTGCAAAGTATCCTGGAGAACTGTTAGAACAAAGTTATGCTTTAGAATATGGAGAAGCAACACTAACATTACAAACAGGATTGTTAGGGCATGTTGATAGATGTGTCATAGTAGATGATCTAATAGCTACAGGAGGCAGTGTAATGGCTACCAAACAATTAATTGAACAAACAGGTGCAACTGTTATAGGTGCAACTACTTTAATTGATTTGGCATATGTTCGTGATGGACAGCCACTGGACCTAAATATAGTTAATACCATGAGGGTACCTCCACACGAAGTGTACGAAGGGCCTGACTTTCCATAAGGATATAATATGATTGATGTAGTAGAAATAGTAGTAGGTAATCTTATATTTTGGCCCATTTATGGTTATATTTGTATGATGCCACAACTACTAATGCAAAAGGTGATAGATAACGCATGAAGTATCAAAAGACAGGAGAGAACAGTTGGCTAGTACAAATACAAGAGAACGGCAAAACCAAAGAACTGTTTATAGAATTCCCGCCTGGGTGTTTAGATCAAGTTGGTTGGGATACCGGAGATACTCTTATTTGGGAAGAATTGGATCACGGTTCATTTAGTGTAAGAAAAGATTAGGAGAAGTAGTTTGAATATAGGTATTATAGGATGTGGATTTGTAGGTGGTACAGTAGCTGACTTTTTAGAAGGTCATTTGATAAATGTATGGAGAATAGATCCAAAACTTTATCCTAAAACTAACATATTCGATCTTAGAGAAAAGTTAGAAGCTTTTATTGTTTGTGTTCCAACTCCAGAAGGAAAAGATGGCGAATGTGATGATAGCATTGTAAGAACTATAATTAATCAATTGGATACTGACAAACCTATACTGTTAAAAAGCACAGTAACACCAGACTTAATGGAAACTTATCCTAGTAATGTTACATACAATCCTGAATTTCTCAGAGCTAACAGTGCAAAAAAAGACTTTCAGAAACAAGAAGTTTTTATACTAGGTGGGGAAAATGAAGAGCATATGCAGTTTTGGGAGAACTTAATTGTACCGCATTTGGATCGACCAATAACAATAAAACGCATGTCGAGAACTACTGCTAGTATGATTAAGTATACTCATAATGCTTGGTTAGCAACTAAAGTAGCGTTCTTTCATGAATTGTTTCTAAATACAAGAAGGATGGAAGACTTTAATTACAGTGAACTTACAAGCACATTAGGTAATATGAAAAACATCGGAAACAGTCATATGATTGCACCAAACTCCGAAGGTACATTTGGATACGGAGGACATTGTTTTCCTAAAGATGTAAAAGCCTTGACAACCTTAACAGATCATAGTATACTAAAACAACTAATCAAATCTAATGAGGAATTGTTAAAAAGATGAGAATAGGTCTTATGTTTGGATCAACAACTTCAAATAGTGAACGTACTGCGGAAACTATTTGGAATACTATGCAAGAAACTGAACTACACGATATTAAAGATGGCGTAGAGGTTTTGGAACAGTATGAAAAAGTTATCATAGTCTCACCCACTTGGGACTATGGTGATTTACAAGAAGATTATATAGAAGCATGGGATAAGTTGCAAACTGTAAACTGGAGCAATAAAAGTGTAGCACTTGTTGGCTTAGGCGATCAAGTAGGTTATAGTGATTTGTATCAAGACTCAATGAGTACACTATATGAAACAATAAAAAAATTAGGTGGTACATTTGTAGGTTTTACTAGTACAGATGGACATAGTTTTTTAAAGAGTGAAGCATTAAGAGATGGTAAGTTTGTAGGTCTTGCTATAGATGAAGATAATCAACCTGACTTGACTAAAGAACGTTTAAATACTTGGATAGAAGATATTCGTTCTAGTTGGGGTATAACATGATGAGTTTAGTAGCAAATACAGGTAGACAAAGAGATGCTACTACTACTAAAGAAAAGAAATACTACTACAGTGAAATATTTTATAGTATTCAAGGAGAAGGACATTATACAGGTGTTCCTACTGCTTGGATACGTTACTTTTTGTGTAACTTGCAATGTAACGGATTTGGACAAATAGATCCAACTAATCCTGATACATATGATTTACCATTTATGGATTTTGATCCTAAAAGTGTAAACAGGGTAGAAGACTTACCTGTTTGGGATAAAGGTTGTGATAGTAGCTACACATGGGCTAAGAAGTTTAAAGGGCTTATGGGACATGAAACTCCAGCAACTATTGCAAATAAAATTGTAGATATATTAAGAAATGAAAGCAATCCAGAAGGAAAGTTTTTGCATCCAGTATCTGAGTTTAATCAGCATCTGTGTGTTACAGGCGGTGAGCCTTTAATGACTACAGGACAAAATGCTACAATAGGAATATACGAAGAACTACTAAAACAAGATAATATGCCAGGTAGCATGACATTTGAAACTAATGGTACACAACAGTTACGTCCAGACTTTATAGACTGGGCAAGTAGGATCGATACCGAAATATTTTTTAGTGTAAGTCCTAAACTATGGACAGTATCAGGTGAAAAGGCTGATAAAGCAATCAAGCCAGAAAAAGTTGGTGAATACTATGAACTTAGTCAAAAAGGACAATTAAAGTTTGTACTTGGTAATAGTGATGAACAATGGGAAGAGATGGAAGGTGTAATTGCACAAATGCGTAGTGCAGGTGTTAAATGGCCCGTATGGGTTATGCCTGTAGGTGCCAGAAGTGAAGAGCAAGAAGCAACTGCTGGTGATGTTGCGGCAAGAGCATTTCAAAGAGGCTACAACGTAGCGGCAAGAGTACATGTATATTTGTTTGGTAACGCAATAGGAACTTAAAATGCTAAAATTTATAAAAGGATTCTTTCAAAAGAAACCCAATCGGGTACCTTATCACCCGCCTTATCCGCAAGACGAGCTTGATAATATTCGTGAATATAAAAATGCACAACACGAAAAAGCCATGAAGGCAAAAATAAAAGACAGAACAGATGCAATTAGAAAGGCAGGATGGTAAATGAAGAACCATATTTTTACGAGCGAAAGTGTAAGCGATGGGCACCCAGATAAAGTAGCAGATCAGATCAGTGATGCTATTGTAGATGCAGGTCTAGCCAACGGAGATGAGACTACTCGCGTTGCAGTTGAAACACTAGTGACCACTAATCATGTAACAGTAGCTGGCGAAGTAAAGAACTTCAATGTTGATAATGTTGAAGAAATTATACGCAATAAAGTTAAAGAAATTGGATACGAACAAGAAGGATTTCATTGGGATAATTTAAATATCTATAATGAAATACATGCACAAAGCGGAGACATTGGCTTAGGCACAGATGACTTTGGTGCAGGAGATCAAGGAATGATGTTTGGATATGCTTGTAATCATACACCTAGTATGATGCCAGCACCTATTCATTACAGTCATGCAATACTTAAAAACTTGAAAACAAAACGTGGTAGTATACTAGGGCCAGATGCAAAGAGCCAAGTAAGTGTCGAATATTATGGTGCTCGAAGAGATGGTATAATTAAACGTATTGACCAAGTTGTTATTAGTACACAACATGTAGAAGGTAATGTCGAAAATGCAAGACATGTTTGTAAACTCTCAGCATTAGAAGAATTAGGAGATTTAGTAGATGAAAATACTGTATGGCATCTTAACCCTACTGGTAATTTTGTTATTGGTGGGCCTGACGGCGATTCAGGAGTTACTGGTCGCAAAATTATTGTTGATACCTATGGCGGCTTTGCTCCTCATGGTGGTGGTGCTTTTAGTGGGAAAGATCCTACCAAAGTAGATAGGAGTGCAGCATACATGGCACGTTGGTTAGCCAAAAATGTAGTACAAGATAACATGGCAGACTGGTGTAATATACAACTAAGTTATGCTATTGGAGTAAAGGAGCCTACTAGCATTTACGTTGATTCAAACGGACATAATGCTAGTATCGCAAAGTTTATCGAAAACGAAATTGATCTAACACCCAAAGGAATTATTGACAGATTTGATCTGTTTAAGTATACTGATTATAGTAAAAATTGTACCTATGGACACTTTGGCGACAAAGACGTACCATGGGAGAAGATAGGTTGGTAAAAAATTGAAAATTAATTTAAAGAAGGCATTCTGGTTTAGTTTAGGATGTTTATTATTAGGAGTTGCATTTATAGGCATATACCTCCCAGGACTACCTTGGAGTACGCCAGCAGTTGGAGCCGCATATTGTTTCGCAAAGTCAAGTGATCGTATGCACAACTGGATTATGAATCATAAATTATTCGGTCCATTTTTAAGAGGCTGGAGTGAAAAAAGAGTGTTTCCAACTAAGTTTAAATACTTTATGTTGGTGACAATGAGTTCAACTGTATTGTTCCTTTGGTTCAGTACAGGTAATATTAAAGCAGTTGCATGGAGTGGTGGATTTATGGCACTAGTTGCTATATGGGCTTGGCGTTATCCAGGATCACACGATGAACATGCACGAAGAGTAGAAACAGGAAAACGTGTAGCATGGTTGAGGTAGACAAATGACTTATCATACTGAAGCAAATTTATTTGAACAAGTTGACTTTATAAGCCATGCAGGTATTCCGCTTGCTTGGAAGATTGAATGTGATGCAATTCGTCCCCAATGGTGGGATGGGCTTGCTAGAATGATTATGGATTACCAAACAGAACCTTTTAGTAAAGTAGTTGGTA